ATAGGCAATCATGGCAACAACTTGCATCGCGATCAACACTAAAGTGCTTAGTGGCATCTTTGTTTCTGTGTTTAGAAAGTCCATATAAATAACCTAATTTATCTTGCAAGTTTCATTATACGATTAAACGGCAATCAATGTATGCATTTTTTTACAAAGCCGCGATTATAAAAGCTAATAATTGTTCGTATCTAACACCAAGTCTCGTTTTTACTATTGCACTATCTCTTAATTCTTCAGGTATTTCTTCAAGACTTTGATACATAAATCCACCTTCTTCTGTAAAGTAGCCAGTATCTTCCATAAACATTGCGTATCTGTGTGCATCTAACCCTTCGGCTGTAAAGGCATCGTCAAGTTCCTGCGCTATGATTCCAAAATGAATACGCGCACCATCGCCTTTTTCTTCTATAGCTTCTGTTCTGCGATACTTTTTTAGCAGTGCTTTGCATCTTGTAGCAACTCTTAATTCTGCATCGTTAAGTTGTTCAATGTCCTGCTTCTCATTTGCATCAGATGAAGTGCTGACTCCGCTTGCAGAATAAACAAGCTTAAAACGGTTAAATGAACCACCAAAAAACACAATATTATCATTACCAATACCAGTATCGGCATCGCAAGGCGTGATGTTCGGTGTAATGTAGTCAGCGAATATCAATGCCGCATCTCCTACACCTACGGCTAAAGAGGGTGGCGCATTAGCATAAGACTTTGCCGCTATTGTTCCTGCATTGTTATAACCACTAGAACTTCGCATTTGCAGATTTATGAGCTTTTCAAAATCAACCCCAATACTTGGTAATGGCTTTGTGCCTTTTAAAGTCAGCGAACCGATCAGATTTTGTGCGCCACTAGTACCTACCACATCTTGCGTAACATTAACGCTAGTGTCAGTACCTGTAACATTTATGCTAGTTGTATTGCCAGAGACTTCTACTGTGGTTTGCGTAGGCGTAACAGTGAGGGTCGCAGTGCTGTCTGAAACTGCAACATTTGTTATGTTTTCTGTGATCTCTACAGTAACATCACCAGTCGCTGTTACAGATGTCACATTTTCTGTGACAGAAACGCCCACTATCTAGTCACCTCTCTAGTGACCTTTGCTTTACCTTGTAGAATGCGCTCTACTGTCGCATCGCCTGATGTGTATATCTCGACATCGTAGACATAGTTACCTTCTGTTAAATGACCAGTGTGTCCGTTTTGATCTTCTGGGTCGTTGCCTAGCTTCATCACTAGTGTGCCAGTGCTGTCATAACTGCTGTCTGTGAAATCAAACGCCCAGTATTGCGCTGTGTCCATTGTTGCTCGCAGATGACCTCTGGCTAGATGATCGGTTAAGTTTCTCGGTGTGTCACCGTCTTTAATAACCAGTGTCAACTCAAAGTCTGAACCCTGATCTATCGTTATATCATAGTTTCCTGCTGACATTTTGTGCCTCGTTTAAGGGTCTATAATTAAATTAACTTTGTATTCTGTATCGCTTGTCGCTATACCATAGAAGTATAACAGCAAATCAGCATTATCTGCTTGTGCTGTTTGTAGTTCTGCCATAGCAGTTTCAGCATCTTCTTTTGTTGCGTGTCTGCTGACCTCTATGTATTCATAATAGGGTTCATCTGCTAAGGCTGTTTCGTATCCTACAACTATCATGATTCGTGTTGCTCCCCTGTCATTCTGGATATAACTCTAATCGCACCATCTGTTGTTGTGACAGTATCACCATAATAAAAATGCCTTGCCCTTACTCTGCACTTTAAAGGAATGTTTGCAATCCCTAAGTAAGCTGAAGCAGTGATGTTGCAATATGTTGTATATGGGTTAGTTCTTATTGACTTTATTTTTTGTTTGACAAGCGCATAAGTACCACTAGAAGCATTGCCAAAAGGGTGATGGTAAAGTTGTGTAGCTTCAGTAGTTGAAAAAGAACCGCCACTAGTTGAAATGTCAACATAGGTTCTGCCTTCTGTCGGCTTCAAACTAAAATCGTCAAAAACAACAAATTCATTTTCTGTTGTTGAGTTATTTCTACCTATAATATAAATAGTAGAATGTTCTACTTTTACAAGTGTGTCTAGATATTGTGTGCTTCCTGTAGCAAAATTTTTAGTGTAAAAAGCATCGCTTGGGTCATTTGAAGTAGACAATATGACACTACCATTAGCATTGCTTGCTGAATTGTAACTTGCTTTGAGTCGGTATGTTGTGCCTGCTTCAACCGTAAGTGCTTGTACAAAATATGCTAAATCAGCATTATCATCTTGTGATATTCCTGCGGCAGAACCGTAATAACTACTTAAAGTTCCATTGTAGCCAGTCCAATTGGTTACGGTGTTGAACTGTCCATTTACTACTCTTTCATTATTAAGTTCGACATTATTGTCATAAGTCAAATTTCTGTAAGCCTTATATGTTGATATAGTACCAACTTGACCGACACCAAATCTGTTTAAATAATTACCTACAAACTCCATTCTCTGCCAACCAGTTTCGGGAAAACTATCATGAGTAGCGTATCCTATGAATCTATAAGTTGGCTCATTCTCAGGAACTTCAACTTCAATATATACATAAACAGCATTACCTACCGTTGCTGAAGTGCCTGTAGAAATTATGAAGTCCCAATCAAACTGTATTTCTCTACCTTTAATTAGGTCAAGTTCTGTTGGCGGCATATCAAACTCATGCAGTGTTGTGTAAGAACTGAATGGAACAGTTATATCATCAAACTTATAAAAGTATTGTTCTTGTGTCGCACCAGTGAACTTGTTTGCCTCGATAGAATTAGTCTTAATGTGTTTGCTTTCAAGAGTTCCATCAATAACAAGGTTGCCAGATATAGATTTAGATTTTTTCTTCCAACTCATTATTCCCTTACCTCTACTGCGAAACTTCTTGTGATCTCTAAGGTTTTGACTTGCGTTACTGTTGTATTATTAATTTCGACATCATCTTCTTCCCATTGTGCTGTAACTGTTACATCCTGACTACTAAAGCCAGTTGATGTAGATTGTCTTCGCAGTTCAACTGTTACATAGGGTTCATTTTCTGCGGTTCTCAAATTAGTACCAGAGAATCCAGTCTCAATTGTGGAAACACCAGAATCAGTTATGTTAGCCTGATTGCTTTCACTGAATGACCAAGTTACTTCGTTTTGTGTACTTGCTACAAACTTGAATTTTTGAGAAGCGTTAGCAACATTTTCTACTGGTTTTATTGTCAAATTATCTATCGCGGCAGTTACAGGATTAGTTGCACTACCTTGAAAAGCTATATAAAAATTACCTTGTACGGTAACTGTTCTTGTTATAAGTCCAGTGCCTTCAATTGAAATATCAGTAAATAAGGGGGTGAAGGTAGTAGAATCTAAGATGACAAATCCTAAATCTTCATCGTTAGAATTGATAGTAAACTGAACTGTATGGTCTCCTGCTTCCGCTTGAACAAAAGAGAAAATAAAGTGCGAAACACCTGCATCGACACATTGTAGCAAACCACCAGATACAAACCACACACCACCACTCTGATCTGTCCAATTATCATCATTAAAAAATTGGTCATATAATATGTTTTGATGAGTTATAGAATCAACTTGTGCTGTTCTATTTAAGTCTGGAATTGCTGTAAGCTCTTGCGTGTCAAAAACATATTCTTGCGAACCTAATTCAAACCCATTTTCATCAACATAAATGTATAGCAATTCTGTGCCATTTATTAAATCAATCCCTGCTTCTAGTGCCAATTCACTAAGATAAACAGGAGTTGGGTCTGCCTGTGTTCCAAAAACTCTATTATCAATGTTTTGTGCGTATGGTTCTAATTGTATCTGATGGGTAAAACTTATTGTTATTGGGTCGCTTGCAAAGCCTCGCACATTAACTGCTCTTACCGTTATAGTGCCCACATTAGTGCCTTTTCTACTCTGGTCAACAAAAACTTGTGCGTTAGGAACAAGGGTTTCAATAGTTACATCGTGATAATTACCAACACCATCATCAGTATATTGTACTAAATAATGACTAAAATATACCTCGTGTGGGTCAGCACCATCAGCTTGTAGAACACCATCCCAAACTGCCTGAACTGTGCCTTGACCATAATTGTTAAAATCATGCACACTGTAAAGCCTTAGGTTAGTCGGTGCGACAACTTCTGTTCCGCGATATACATCAACATCTTCTGTAACTACAAATTCACTAGCTTCATCAGCCGACCAATCATGTGTAGTTTCATCTGCTTCGGTTGCCTCAATATCAACAACCAAACCTTTTTCTTCACTGGGTATCACCTGTAATCTGGTGATTGTAAATTCCTTATTACTCCAACTGAATCTGTCATAGTTGATAGCAACAGTATCACCGACTTTATACTTTAGACCTTCAAGATTTAATTGTAAGCTAATCGACATCTGCAAGCGCGATTGTTTAAGGGTCAACTTTGCAATCCTTTGCGCCCTGACATTGTTTGTAGTCATTGGCAAAGGTAAGTCCATTACTAATTCTTCGCCATCTTCAGTGACAAAACTAGAGTCATCTTGTTCTGGAAAATCACTAATCACATAGTTGTTTTCTTCGGAAACAAACCTACCTTTAACTGTGTTGAAAAGGGTATTTCTACTGCGCTTAGTTGTAACCTGTATGGGTGAAGTGATGATGTCAACGCCTATTGCATCGCTGTGTGCATCTCTATACATACCTGCTAAGACATGAAACTTGCCACCTGAGTAGTGTATGCTACCCATCATGCTCGACAATATATCTTCTAAGTTGTTTTTAATTGTACTACCAGAATCAAGAATACCACTGCATTCATAACGCTTCTGCGCTCCGTCAGTTATGGTTATAGTATCATCACAATCATTTGCCGCGACTGTCACGCTAGGAACATCAATGTTTGCATTATCTTCACCTAACCCATACTTCTGATCTCTTAAATAATCGTATGCTATCAACGCAGGATTGGTGCTAAACTCCCAGGTGCTTTCATCGTTTATGTCGTGTGCTACATCTCTTGGGTCGTAAACTTTTTTGCCTTCAACAACACATGATATATTCGGTACGCCAGAAACATAAACTTGAGCATCATAGTCGAGTCGTGCATAGATATATGCGGTGTCTAATAACTTATGGTCGTTAGTAAAACCCGTTGCCGCTAACACTAAATCAGTATCAGCAGTAGTTTGATCGCCTTTGTGAAACTTCAATAGGCAGTGATCTTCCCAGTCAATGTCATTATCTTCGTCAACAATATAACTGCCATTCTCCCAGACCTTAGTATTGCCAAAATAAACTTCTTTAAATGCGTTTATTTCATGCCCTGCAACAGCAATGACAACGTGAAAAAAGTTATTATTAGTATCAGAAGTGTTGAAGAAAACAATCGTGCCACCAATGCGACATTTGCCATATACTATCTTTCTGGTTGCCGCAGGGTCGCGTGAATTAAAGTTAATTCCATTTTGTGTGTCCATGCTAGGCTGTGAGAATAGGCTTTTACTAATCGCACCTAAAACAGAAAAAGTCGCTGTCATACCTATGAAGTAAGTAAATGCTGAAACAGCAGTGCCGAACAACATGAATCCAGCACCGCCTATTGCCGCCATTCCTGTTGCTACTAGTGCTGAAAATGCCGCGATTCCCATAATTAACCTATAAACTTAGAGTAAAGTCTTTCAATAAGACCAAAATTCATTCTGACCAATAGTTTATCAAAAGGCGTGTGCGTTTTGGTGTTTATATTCAAAACTGATACACCTATCTTTTTTAGTTCCTTTTCTGCATAAGAAATTAGCTTATAGCCTGTCATTCCTGCCCGACTGTCTGGCTTAACATAAATAATATCGCAGTTAGCAAAAAGATGATCTTTATAGTGTATGTTGTTTGCAACGCCAACAATGAAATAACCAACTAATTCATGCCCTGCTCTTGCAGTATATATTTTGAGATTACCTGCATTGTATAACCTTTCATACTCATCCCAATCTGGGTTTAGCTTGATCTTATCTTTATTTAAAGCTATTTGCTCCCAGTGCAACTGTATTAATGGTTTTATATCTTCGCAAACTTCTAAATAGCTTTCTTCTTGAAATTTCATGAAATCCCCTATTGCAAGTTGTGTTTAGCGGCTCGCTCGGTTCTTGCTCCCCATGTTATGTCTTTCTCAGCTATTGCCGCTACATAATCAAACCCTTTATCATCAGGATGATCTGCTGTTTGATCTTCTCTAGTATATCTTCTAACTTTAGTTCTATTTAAAAGTTGTAACTTGTTTTCTACCTTTAATGCTATCGTAGCTGTTTCGCCTGATTCTTTAAGAACCATTACATCCATTGTTCCTGCAAATATAGTTACAGGGTCAGCATATACATTACCTGAGGGATTTATTGCGCCTAACTTGAGTGTTACTGCTTTGCCCTGATAATCTTCACTCAACGCCTTTGTGAGCAATTCTGTGCCATTTATGCCTGTTAGTTCAAAGGTTATACCACTAGCAGTTAAATCCTGAGTTTCTTCGGCTAATGTCATATTTAATAGATCACCTGCACCAATGTAGTCATTACTGTCATGCGTTAAAGTTCCATGCCCAGACCAAAAATAAATTGGGCTACTAAACTCTAAATCTAATAAAAGAATTGGCTTAACTACATCAGCAGTAATTGCTGTTTCCATTCCGCTTGTGAGTGTTCTTGCCATGTTAGAGAGCCTCTACGCAAGCAAATGTAATATAGAACAAACCGTTAGTATCTGTATAAATGTTAGCTTCATTAGTAGCCATGCGCCATGTTCCCTTTGGCTGTGTAAAGTCTACTGATGCTGAAGATGCGTTTGCGCGTAATGGTGGCTGTATGTTTACATCCGTTGTCCCTGTCTCTGTTGCCATATATAGCTTATCTGCAATAGAAAAGTAAGTTCCTGCGGACACTTCTTGGCTAATGGTCAAATCTGTATCGCCTGCGCTTCCTGTCGCAGTTGTTGCGGACATAGTCGCAGTATGTAATGGGTGCGCCATTTCAAACGTACTGTTTCTCCCCTCTAAGCCAATTAAAAATGCTTGTACAGGTTTTGATTGCTCATAAGTCAAAGGTGCTAAGGTTACTTCT